TATAGATGTTGTATGTGGTCGTCGGGGTTGGAGAGAGTCTTATGATGGTAAACAGGTTACTACTTCTGGTTTACCTGCCACAGAGGGAATTTCTAAAGCTGGTTTTATGAATTTAATAGAAGGAAGTACAGACTTCATAAGAGACAGAGCAAGACATTATACTTCCATGCGTAGTGATGCAGACAATTCTTTTAGTACAACAAGACATTTAATGGCTTCAATTGAAGATGAAAATGTTATTATTCAAGACAAGAATGGTAAAGCATTATTTTCTGTGCCAATTGGCGTAAGAGATCCTGATGCTGATTGGAGTGAAAATTTTGATGAAAATATTGATAGAAGAACAGCAGATTCTTCTTTTGATCTTGCGAAAGCAGATTGTATCAGAAGTATTGCTAGACATAGTGTTAAAATAGAAAGCTTAAATCAAGCTAAGGTAGTTAACGAGGATGGTAACACAACAAATAATTTCACACAAACAATCAATGAAAATGGTCAAGTAAACATAGGATCAAGCGTAATCTTAAATCCAGATGGTGTAATTCTTATTGAGACTCAAAACAAGAAAGGTATGATTAGGATTGATCCAAATAGCCCTGATAAGTTTATTGACATATCAATAAAAGATTTGCCGCAACATGATCCAGCAGCACAAGAACTAAGTTCTATTGTTATGAAACCAGATGGTGAAATGATAATAAATAGTAGGAATAATATTAAATTTGGAGAAGGCGCGAGTGAAAGAGCAGTTCTTGGAGATAAACTAGTAAGTTTTCTTAGTAAGTTTTTGGCGCACACTCATCCCACGGGCGTTGGTCCTTCAGGGACAACTATAGAAGAGCCAGCATTGAGCCAACAATTAGAAACATTTTTATCTAAGAATATTTTTGTTAAAGAGGATTTGTCTGTATAATGCCAATTTCTAAGGAAAAGTTAAAATCAGACATAAAAGATTTGTTATCAGATCTATCTTCTGACGCTAATTTGTCTTCTAGCGCATGGAAAAAAGTTTTTATTGATTATTATTCTTCATTATTGGTTCCCATATCTCCCGCCTCTCCTTCTTTTTTAGCATACAAAAATTCCCTACAGGGAGGAATTGTGTTTGATGGACTTGATAAACCAGAAGCTTTCATAATACTTTTGAACGCATCATGGTTTGTTGCACAAGGGTTTATAATTTTATATTCGGACAAGCTTCTTTTTCCCGTAGTTTCTCCACCACTATCACCTCCAGTTTTTAACTTTACATCTTCAGATACGGTAGAGAATGTTTCTGAACATATATCAACCACAATACACAATTGGATGTCTACTGGTGCAGCAGCAAATCCTGCTGGCGTAATAAAAAATTGGTCATAAATTATGAGTAAAAATAAATTTTTAAAGCATATATACATATATGACTATATCATTTAAGAACATAGGTAAATTAAAGTCTGAGAAATTAGTAGAGAGATCTGAAAATCCTATAGGTATTAAAACACCATTACAAACAGATTCAAGATTTGGTATTTTTTCGATGACAACAAGACCATTAGAACAGATACAAGATAATCTAAAAAACTTACTTCTAACTAATTATGGTGAAAGAGTAATGATGCCTGATTTCGGAGCGAACTTAAAAAGTGTGCTATTTGAACTTGATACTGTTCAGGCTGAAGAAACATTGGCAAGGAATATATATAATGCAGTATCAAAATATATGCCATTTGTACAATTAGATGATCTGACGATAGGGCTTAACAATGAGAATGATTATAACGAAGCAAATGTAGCAAAAGTTAGTATTTCTTATTCTGTTCCTTCTATTTCTGATAAGCTTTTATCCTTGGATTTGGCAGTAACACAATAATATTTGGAGAATATAATTAATGGCTGTATCAACAAAAAAGAAAGATGTTAAATATCTCAATAAAGATTTTGCATCATTTAAATATGATTTAATAAATTATGCAAAATCACATTTTGGAGATCACATCTCAGATTTTTCGGAGCCGTCTGTTGCTGGAATGTTTATTGACATTGGTGCATATATTGGTGACGTTCTTACATTTTATGCTGATAGACAACTAAATGAAGTGTTTGCACCAAGAGAGTTAAAAAATGTCAATAGAAAGATAAAACAATTTGGGTATACTGCTGTTCCACCAACACCAAGCACGGTATTGTGTCAATTTCAAGCAGAAGTTCCTGTGATATCAAGTCTGCCGGATTCACGATATTTACCAAAAATAAAGCAAGGAACATTGCTAACTTCAGATTCTGGAATACAATTTGAATTATTGGAAGATGTAGATTTCGCTGATTATAGTTCTTTTGATTTAATTGTTGCCAGTGTTGATGCTAAGGGTAATCCTGCCTCATATTTTATTGAAATGGGTGGTTCATGTGTTTCTGGAGAAATAAAAACACAAGATATCGCGGTTGGTTCTTATGTAACATTTCCAAAGATTACTTTATCAAGCGAAGACATAACGGAAGTTATAAGTGTAGTTGATAGTACTAATAATGAATATTTTCAAGTAGAAAACTTATCACAAGATACCGTATTTAAGGCATTTAAAAATTTATCTGCTGATTCAGGCGAAGTTCCATTTGTATTAACGATCCAGTCCGTACCATATAGATATGTAGGTAATTATAATGTTGATACTAGGTTAACGGTTCTAACTTTTGGCTCTGGCAGAGGTGATTCTGACGATAATGATATTGTTCCAGATCCATCTAAGTATGCGATTCCAATGTATGGAAGAACAACAATTTCAAATTTTTCTATAGACCCCAATAGGTTTTTACGTACTAGAACTTTTGGTAATGCTCCATATAGTACAACATTATCTGTTAAGTATAGAGTAGGCGGTGGTTTATCTCACAATATTGCACAAGGGTCTATTAACACTATTGATAAATTATCAATTGAATTTTCAGCCAATGCCACAGCTTCAAGTTCTGTAAGAGCAACAACAGCATCTTCAATTTCTGTCTCTAATTCTTCACAAGCTACAGGAGGAGAAAATAGGCAAACACTACAGGAAATTGAAAGAAATCTTGGAGCATTTTATGCCTCACAGAATAGAGTTGTAACAAGAGAAGATTTTATATCAAGAATATATTCAATGCCAGCAAAGTTTGGTCGTGTATATAAAGTTATGGTTGCTCCATCAAAAACACCATTAACTATAGACTTGAGAATTTTAAGTAGAAATTCTTCTGGCCAACTTATTAATTCTCCACTTACCATTAAAGAAAACATCAAAAAGTTTCTTGCAGTTAATTCATCAATAAATGATAGAATGGAGATAATGGATGCAAGGGTGATAGATTTAGCATTAAGCTTTTCTATTGTTGTGCAGTCTGGTTTTAACAAGCAAGAGATTTTATCATCTGTATTGTCTGATTTATATTCTTATTTTGATATTTCAAAATTTGAAATTGGACAATCTATAATTGCTTCGGACGTTAAAGATCTTATTTATAATGTAGATGGTGTGGTATCAAGTTATGATGTAGAATTTATAAATAGAACTGGAAATTATGACGGGAGAGTTTATTCCACAGAATCATTTTCTGTTGTTGAGAATAAAGACATTATTTTATGTCCAAAGGATGCAATATTCCATGTTAGATATCCTGAATTTGATATTAAGGGCAAGACAAATTAAGGGGAAAACCATAAATGATAATATTCTTAGATTGCGAAAAAGATACATTCATAAATAATAAAATTATCAATAGCTCTTTTCGTGCTACCGATGCGAATGCTGGTCAAGCAGCGTCATTAAATTTATTCAAATTATATGATGAATCAAATTTGTCTGGAACTACTGCACCAATAGAAAATTCAAGAATACTTCTTAAATTTGATTTTAGTAAAGTCCAAGCCTTAACAGGAACTAACGGTCTTTTATCTGGAACAAAATTATCTGATGCTAAATTCACATTAAAGATGTTTGATGTATTACATAATGATACTGTTCCATCAAACTTTAATGTTGTGTTATACCCACTTAGTATGTCGTGGGATGAAGGACATGGAGTAGATTCAAACTTATTTCAAGATATTGGCTCCTGTAACTGGTTAACATCTTCGGGCAATACAACTGTATGGAATTTGTCTGGAGCAATGTCAGGTGGTTATGTTGGTCAAGAATTGATAGATTATGTTACTGGTTCAACGTCTTTAGGTAATTTGTTTGTTACACAGAATTTTGATGATGGGACAGAAGATTTGTCCATGAACATAACTACTGTTTGTAGTGCCACTATAACAAATCAAATCCCAGATGAAGGTTTTATATTAGCATTTTCTGGTACTGAGGAAACTGACTCTTACTCAAGGTGGATTAAGAGATTCTTTAGTAGGCATACTCAATATAAGGAATTTGCACCAAGGATTGAGGTTTCATGGAATGATTCTTTAAAAGATAATAGAAGTAATTTTGTGTTTGATTATACTGGTTCTTTATTTTTTTATAATAGGATGCGTGGAACATTATCAACTGTAACTTCTGCATCAGTAAACCAAAATACTTTAACTGTTGAAATGACAGCGTACTCTGCATCATCTGGTTCTTCTGCTATTTATACCAATACAGTTACTGCTTATGAAATATACACTGGAATATATTCATGTTCATTTGCAATTGATAGTTTTCAGACTGAATTGTCTGGACAAATTGCAACCAATCACTCTGCAACATTCTATGATTATTGGAAAAATAACGATCAAACAAAAGCATTTATGACAGGAACGTTCACTATTAATGAGGCTGAAAGAACTGGATTTTTAAAGCAAAAAAGATATGTTGCTAATATAACAAATTTAAGACCTGAATATTATGAAGCTGAAAGAGCAAGGATGCGAGTATTTATACAGGAAGTAAATTTTTCCACCAATAGTTCTAAGATTCCAAGTGAATCACAATCTTTGTTATTAGACAAGGTTTATTATCGAGTTAGAAATAAAAAGTCAAATGAAATTTTAGCAGATTATGATACAACTACCTCCACAACACAAATGTCATATGATGAAAAGGGAATGTATTTTGATTTAGACATGTCAGTATGTAGACCAGTTGGAGAAATATTTCAGATAGAAATATTTGCCAATGTTGACAATGTTAATCATTACTTGCAAGATACATTTACATTCAAGGTAATCAAATAATATGTCAAAGAGTAATAGAAAAAATAGTCCACCAAGTGTATTTTTTGATTCAACTATTTTTGACGATAAATTTTCTAACTCTAGATTTGAATCTTTGGACAGCCTATCAAAGTATAAAGAAGATAGAGATGTTTTTTTAAGTTCTAGTTTTTATTTTGGTCAACAGTTAGGAGGATTGAAAAGTACTTCACAATTAAAGGTTGACTATTCTAATTTTGGTAATCATACATTTTTTAATAGTGCAGAAGTAAATGTTAATGTTGCATTTGATAAGTTTATTAATTATTATCCGTTTGACGGTTCTAAAGCCGAAACAGCCTTGTTTTTTGAGGGATTAACTGGCTTTGAAAAGTGGCTATATGACATTAGAATGTCAAAATATACTGGTTATTTACATTTTTCAAGTTCTGATGATAGTAAATCTGGTCATTATGTTGAATTTGTTAATAATGCTGGAGCTAATACTAATTTAATATCATCACTAAAAACAGGTCAGGCAAAATTAGCAAAAAATATTGACAATGCATTTTCCATCGAACTAAGTTATTACCAGCCGCGGGTGGTTGCATCAAATAACATGACAATATTTCAAGCTGTTACTGGCAGTGATGGAATTATTTTGTCAATTACTGGCTCGGGTCAACCGGCAGGTAGTATTTCTGGATCATTGTTCTTTAAGGTTGCTTCTTTAGAGACAGACAAGAATAATAATTCTTTTATAATTTCAGGAACAGTTAAGTCTAAGACAGTCCTTGCTGAAGATACGTGGCATCATATAGTTGCAGAATGGGATCGTTCTTCTATTGATAATCAAAACCTTAAGTTATATATTAATGGAAGTGTTGATAATATAAGTAATAATTTTTCTATAACAAACTTAAATATAGATGGAGCTAAGTGTTATATAGGTTCCGGGTCTTCTTTTGGTACTGACGCAGATAATATTTATGGATATTTATCAGGATCAATTGATGAGTTTAGAATTTGGAATAGAAGGCGAGATATTGATGAGATAAAACTATTTTCAAATAAAAATGTTTTTTCACAAGATGGATTGTCATTAAAATATTCGTTTAATGAACCGTCGGGGTCTACCAAGGATAGTCTTGTTTTAGATAGTTCTGGAAATTCACTTCATGGGACACTTAGAAGCGGAACACTTGGGACTTTAAACACCATTACAGATTATTCAGTATTACGAATTAATAATACTGGTAGTAATGTTTTAGGGAAGGTGTTCCCAACAAGTTCAATGATTTATGAAGATAATTATTATTCACCAATATTATTTTCCAGTCATCCATCCTTATCAGAGTTAAAAATAGAAATGCTGGCAAGTGCTTCTGACTATGATAATGTTAACGAAGCATTAATTACAAAGATGATACCAGAACATTATTTTTATGATTCTAGTTATTTTGAGTTAGGAGATGAAAATTCTGGTCCATATGGTAAAAATATAGATGAAACAAATAGGTTTGGCAACAATAGTTCTGCGGGTGCTCATATTTTAGCTGGTCTGTTGTATACGTGGGCAAAAATGTTTGATGAGATTAAAATCTTTATTGATCAGTTTGAAAATATAACATATTATGGTATTGATCAATATGATCAGGCACCTACTCCTTTTGCCAAAATGATTGGTGACTATTATGGAGTAGACATTAAAAGCTTTTTTAATGATGCATCTTTTAGGCAGTTTTTTGAGGGAGAAAAAGTAGTTTTAGATCTAAATTGGATTTCAAATACAATGGAATTAATTAGAGATAATTTATGGGAAAGAATATTTCATGCACTCCCGCATGTTTTAAAGTCAAAGGGAACATTAGAATCAATTAAGTCATACATAAGGGCATTTGGAATAAACCCAGATTCAAATTTTAGATTTGTTGAATATGCTGGTGCTGGTTCGCATGTTGATATTAATACTGTTAGACGGATCAAGAAATCGGCAGTATCTAAAATGATTAATATGTCTGCCAGTAATTCCTATTTTTCAACTCCATTCTTAACAAGTTCTAATTATGATACTGCCAATCATGGTTTATTGACCAGCCAATCTTTTACAGTTGAAAACATATTTTCTTTGCCAAGTAATACATCATTATTAACACAGAGTTTGTGTCGTATGATGGTTACTGGAACTTATGGTGGCACCTCTCCTAATCCTGGCTTATTATTTAATGTGCTTGCTATTTCATCTTCTAATGATGCTCATGTTTCATCATCAATTAAATTATATGGATATCCACTAGCTGATGTTAATGCTGGCACCGATTTGATTGAAATGGCTATCACTGGTGTTAATGTATTTGATGGTGAAAAATGGAATTTATCTTGGGGTAGAAATATTGACACATATCCTTCTCATTCATATTTTTTAAGAATTGGAAAAAATAATTTCGGAGATATTATATATAACAAATCCACTTCATCATGGTTTATAACAAATGATTCATTAGATGTTACAAAAGTAAAACTTGCTAATAATATTTCTGGATCGTTCTTATCTTTTGGCTCTCAGTCAATACCAAGTGCCAATACTTTTGCTTATAATTTTTTAAACAGAAATGACATTCCATCGTTAGCAAAAAGTGTAAATTTTGATGGCAGCATTTCACAAGTAAGATTTTGGTCAAAATATATATCACAGTCTGAATTTGATGAACATACAAAGAATTTCAAATCATTAGGAGTTAAAAATCCTCTCAAAAACTTCAATTTTAGTTCTTCATATTATGATACGTCAATAACTGGAGCAAACCCACATACAACAGAATGGGGAAGATTAAGATTAGATGTTTCTACTGAACAAGACATTATAAGCTCTAGTGCTGATGGTGCTATTCGTTTGTTAGATTTTTCACAAAATTATTTTCCATTAGGGCCAGGAGGAGAATCAAATTGGTCTGGACCAATACAAGATATAACATGGTCTTTTTCCCATTGTTCTGGTACTGGGTTTGAACCAAGCAAAGTAGTTGTCGAAAATAAAGAATTTTTCTATTCATACATTTCTCCATATTGGGATGGATTTGCAAATTCGGATAGAATAAACATAAGTGACAATAGTTTTGACAAAGAGATAATAGAGGAAATAACTCCAGATAATAGATTTGCAATTGAGTTTTCTATAGCTCATGCACTTAATGAAGATATTGTCAATATTTTTTCTACTATGAAGGAAATGAGTAATATAGTTGGAACACCATCTGATATTTTTTCTATGGACTATAAAAAGTTAGAAAATCTAAGAATGACATATTTTAACAGGTTAAAGGATAAGGTCAACCTGAAAGGATTTTTTGATTTTTTCTGTTGGTTTGATTCTAACATAATTGAATTCGCCAAACAACTAATTCCAGCAAAGACAAATTTTATTGGGAATAATTTTGTTATTGAAAGTCATATGTTGGAAAGATCAAAATATCAGCATAAGTTCCACCAGCAATACTTAAATAAAGAAAAATTATCTCTTTCCGAAAAAGAGGCTGATTATGCCGAAATTATAAATGACAACAATATTGAGGGTGACGTATAGTTATATATTATTATAATAAGGATGTTTAAAAAATGGCAATAAGCGGATCGTTTAACATAAAAAACTTAGACGGAATATATTCAAAGAAAAAAATTGCAGGCAATGATATTGTTGTAACACCATCCTTAAATAGTCCAATAAGAGAATTTTACCATTCCTCAAAAAATGAAAACTACATACAGGGATTTTATAATGAAGGCAACGAGGGCAAACATTGGAACGAAATTACATATGATGATTTGTCTAGTTGCATTATATTGGGTCAGGATGATGTTTTAGACAAGAGAGCCAATAAAAAGGATGGTGGATATTTTGCCGATTTGCTTAATGAGTTAAACACATCTATAAATACAAATTATTATAATCTCAATAGAGATTATCTTGAGGTTTTCCCAATTAGGGCAAAGGCAATTGGACAAGATGATATTTTCTTTCCAAATCCACCAAGGGGTATTTTTGCCAAATCCATTGATGGAATTCCAGGTGATACATATATAGTTTTTTCATATGTTGATGCTGATTATTATGGCACGCCAGTATTAAAGGGATTTTATGATGATTCAGCATTTACTATGGATACTGGTTCGTATGCAAGAAAATCATTCTTAACAAAAAGTTACAGTTCGTCAGGGAAGGTTTCCCTAGTTGGTTTTTATAACGAAACTGACAATAAGTTTGTTGTTTCTACAGGATCGTTGACACACCCAGTTTTATTTTCTGGCTCATATGTTAATGCGAATGGTACAATTAATAAAAGTCTTGTACAGATGGCGATTTCTGCATTTTCTTCATCAAAGTCAACACCATATGCACAGGTTAATATGAGAACCGTCGGTGATTTTATTGGCATTAATGAAACTGAAATATTGAATATAAGAAATAATTGGCATTTTGTTTCTTCTGGTTCAAGAAATTCAGGTGATAAAAATATTGTTTCAACTTCTTGTTCAAAACAAATATGGACCAGTGCAAACTCACCAACAAATTCAGATGTAATGGCAAGTTCACAGCAAGATTTATTGCCACCAATTAGAAGGGCATATGAATATGACCTTAGAGATTCTACAAATGTGAAAAATAATGTAAAATTTGTTCTTACATCATCTGCGGGTGAAGATGATTATTATGTAAGTCATATAAATTATAAAGAAATAGGGTGTGATCAAACAAGCTTTAACGTAGGTGTGGATTCTTTAACTACAAATATTGATGAACAATTAATATCTGTGGCAATTAATGAGTCAATTGGTGATGAATTATATGAAAGAAATACTCATAAGTTTTTAGAGACATTTAAGACATTAAGATTTAGAGTTTCATCATCATTAACACCAAATGTTGTAAATGAATTCCAGGTTGGTGTTCATCCGTTACAAATTGTTAGACCACATAGTATGGTAAAATTTCCACAAGGAAGTAATGTAAGCTTTATTGATGATGTCGCGTTACCGATTGATCCATTTGGCATCCAAAATATTGAACCACTAAAGGGATATGATTTTTTTGAACCAGGAAGAAAACAATTACCTCGAATTTTTGTTCCAGAACATTATATTACTGGCGCAATAGGTGGCGCAACAGCAAGCTCGGATATGACAACTTATAATCCAGAATGGGCAGCAGACCCAGAGGGGGGCAGAGTTTGGAGTCATTGGCAACAGCACAGTACGTCAATTGGTGCTGTAAATGTTATAGCCAATATTTCAGAATTATATACAACTTCATCATTTTTTGGACAACCAAACGCAAGCTCAGATCTTAAGGCGGGATCGTTTAGCAACGAAATGTTTAAGAGGGGAATAAGACCAATAATTAAATCGTTGTCAGAATTTAACGATTATTTTCAAAGAGGGAATGAAAAATATTCAATAGCGCACAAACAAACATTTAATGTTTTAAGTGGTTCTGGTAATGGGCTACGTTCTGTTGGTGTAAAATTTGCGGGAATTCATGCTGCATATCCATTTAGTGCTTCGTTAGTATTTTATAGTTGTAGTGATGGAGTTGTTGTTGACTCAATTAAATTAGGACCATATTTTAGCACATCATCATTTATTGCGAGAAATACAGTTGGAACTTTTTCTTCACTTCCTGGGGATATGGCTGGTAATTATTGTTTATTGCCATCGGGATTGGATAGAAATAATTCATCTAAGCCAGATCCTGAAGGTGCAGACTTTAATTTTTCCTGGCACTCTTCAAGTGTTTGGTATACAGAGGATGCTTTCGGATATATAAACCCAGCTTCTTTAGGTGTGTTGGTTGATAGTTTTTCAAAGTATGGTCTTAGTACTGCGTCCATAAAAACAGAAGCAGTTTTATTTCATGAAATTATTTCCAACGAATCCTTTCCAGATATTGACTTAAATCTATATAATACATCAAGTGTTGTTATAGACTTTCTAACCACATTTGAGAATAAAAACTTTTTAAAATATTCATCTGATAGAAGTACAAATATTATTGGTTACAACAATTTATATAATGAATTAGAGCAAAGGTCTAATTTTGATGCACTTGGCATCCCATTTAGATCTAACATGGCACATTATTGTATTGGATATACTGGTTCGATCCCCGGAGATATTGTTACAACAACAGGATCTGTTGCTTTTGCCTTTTTAATGAGCAAAAACAGAGGAGAGTCAAATGGTTTTTCTGATAATTATGGAGATGTAAGAAACTTTCCAAATGCAATGGTTGTTCCTGGCACAAGACCTTTTAGGGAAGATAAGAGCCTGTTTGTTTCAAAATCTTATGATTTAACAAAGGGAACAATATATTGGGCAAATAAGAATGTTGATACCGAAACACAATCTCAAAAATTATTTTTCATTGGTAATGATAATCTTGACTTAGCAAAATTAGAAAAGGTAGACCCAGATTATTGTCGTAGTTTGTATGCCTCAAATTATAACTCTAGTGATAAAAATATATTTGGAATAGGTTTAGAGGGTTCATATGGATTTAAAAATTATATTAGAAATGAGGGCGTAGAACATAATCAAGTTATTTATGATGCTATGTTGGCTACACTTGGAAGAGATCAACCATCTTGGTTTGGAGATGGACAAACAAAGACATTTTATTATTGTACTGATTTTTATGGTCTTACTAAAGATGATTTGTTATTATTATATAATTCCTATAGAGATAATGTAGTTGACTTTAAGGATATTTTTGTTCATAGTTCTAGTGTTGCACAAAATAATAAAAGGCTTGCAGTAGACAGAAGAATACCGCCAGATTATTTATCTAATATGTCTCATACAATTTATTTACAATATCCAAAATCTTATGCCACAGCTTCTTCTGGTATTGCTGCTGTTACATACTCATTTGTACGTAATGGTCCATCAACAATATCAAATTATGGCAGACTTTCGTTGGAAAATGTTGCAGATTTTAACAATACATCATTTTTGTTTACCCTGATGAGTGAAAGTTCAGATGCAAAAACTGAGTTGGCTACCAACAATAAAGATGTGATAACGTTTAATAACAAAGACTCAAATTTTATTTTTGTACAGGATAGTTCATCAATTGGGACAGCACTTGAAGTTGGTACAAGTGCACATATGCCAAATGAAACTAGCAATAATTTATTGACAAATTCATATGGAGATTTTATTGTTAGAGCATCATTAACGGATAAAAGAAAGTGGACATTTGCTTCCCTATCATCATCAATTGACGATCCGACAGTTGCACATGGCGACGGGGCAGGTACAAAATTTAAATTCTATGCTCCTAATGCATATAAACTTAATAATGCACAAATAGGTATCGCATGTTCCTCAAGTGTTGTGTCACAATTTGGAAGCGACATATCCACAGATAATGGTTATGCTTCTTCTTCCGGAACCATGGGATATTTTAGTGATAAGTTAGGACCAAATATTGATTTTTCCAGCATTGGAACATTGCACCGTAGGGTAATTGAAAATTCGTCAATTGACTTTTCATTGCTTAATACATTTAATTGGATCGCAGAACCAACCATGGTTTCTTCTCAAATAAATTGTTGGAGTGGAACGGCTAGGATCGTGGCGTCATCATCCCGGCAAGAAATTACTGGAACTACTGGTAATGTTTATCCAATTAACAATAATTCCAGAGATAGAATAAAGTCTGATGCATTTGTTAATTTACCAGTCATAAATGCCTCTTTTGCTAATTTACAGCCATATAATATAGTTGCTTCCCCAGGGAGAGCAGGTGGTTCCGTTAATAGTACTAAGGGAGAACACTATAGTGCAAGTGTTGTTTATGGTGGAACTGGAAGTATGATTTTTGGCGTTAAAACATTAAATCAAAGTAGTGTTTTTGAACCAGCCACTATATATATGAGAAGATTTAGCGTAGAACAATATCAAAAAACACAACCTGGATATGGAGATGATAATTATATAAGAAGGGTTAATCAAAAAATATTGCATGATTTAGGGGTCCGCGTACTAACAGAATCTTATTCAAATCCAGAATTTCCAGTAATATCTGATTCATCATATATGTCAAGAAAAGATGGTGGGCTGTATAATTATGTAGTATACAACAAGGAGGAGGTTTTTAAGGACAGTAAATCTATTGGAAGTTCAGTTAGATCATCTGCGATATCTGGGGTGACAAAATATGCAAAATATGCTTCGAGTTCGATGTTTTATCAAAAAAATAATCGAGTTACATTTTTTAATACAAATTTTGGACAATATAGACATTTGATGGAGCAGTCTTTAGGTGGTAGAGTTTTTGGTGGATTTAAGGATTATTTTGTTTATTACACGTCAAGTATTGGTGTTGTTGAACCAACTGGCAGTTTGCCATTATCAGATATATAGTGGAAACATTTGAGGTATTATTGTGGCAGGAATACTAAATAAAAAAGAAAGGTTTGTAGATTATCAATTAACTGATATTGGCAAACAAAAACTATCTGATCCAGTGGATAATGAAAGGAAGTTCTTTTATGCTGCAGTATCAGATAAAATGTCTATTTATGAAAAAGATAATTTTACCAACGTTCCAGTTTTTGAAGTGGTTGCAGATCTTGGGACAATATCACCTATTAACAATAACGCGGTAGCTGGTATGCATTCATGGAATGATGAAATGCTTTATAACTGTACTGCCAATAATGGTTTTAATTATTATGATGGAAACGAAGCTGGTACTACAACTAACTGTGTAACATCCTCCTTTATAATATCTTCATTTTATAGAAGGTTAAAAAATCATTCCAATATATTAACAGAGGCAGAGAGGGAAGAAAATTCAAAATTTCTTATATTGTCTGATAATAATGTTTTTATTACTGATGACAATTCTATACAATATAATCTTGGTGAAACGGTTGACTTTAATAATAATTTTGCAGATGAAAATATGGCGAGCCATCCAGATATACAGGCTAATATGGTAAATCTTAAAAGAATGACCCCAGTTGGATTTTCAAAGAGTGATAATTATTCAGTCATTAGTTCTGGAAATAGTAAAAATATTTCAACAAAAAATAGAAAAGGGATTAATTTTAAGTTTGATAAAACAAGTGCCAAGTCTAATTGCGTGTTGCAAATATATGGAGTAAAACAAAAATCTTTTATAGATAATGAACAAAATAATATAGATTTTTTCCGGCTAGAATTTGTAAAAGTGTCGCCAACAACATATGTTGTTGGAAAGTTTATTAA